ATAGTGGGTGGTCATATTGAAACCAACGGTATCGGTAGAGCTACTTACGATCTAATCCAACCAAAGTTTAGAAAAATAAAACCATTTAACACCAATCAGGATAATAAAACTGATATGGTTAGAACTTTAATCAATGATATAGAGACAGGTACAATAGAATTACCTTCAGAAGATTTATGTCCGGAGTTACATACCGAATTTGCACAATATACGTATAAGATGTCGGCCAACGGTAAGTTATCTTTCGGGCATATATCTGGAGGACATGATGACCATATAGATGCAATACTAATGGCTAACTATTCAAGAAAGAAACTATCTCAATCAAGACCAATATACGTTTCAGGAGGAAGAAACATTAAACCAGTATTTGGTTAACACAAACCTAATACATCTAAACTATTTATTTACATGGCAAACAAAATAACATTAGACCTACCAGAATATATTTCCATTGATCTTTACCAGCAGGTAGAGGCGTATAAAGGAGATTCACCTTTTGGTAAACTAATAAAATCAGTAAGTGTAATTACCGGTCTACCAGTATCACAGGTAAGAGATTGGCCTATTACAACACTAACACAGATAGCTAATGATTTTGCTGAATTAGCAGACCCTAAAGAAACGTTTCACACATTATTTGAGTATGATGGTGAGATGTATGGCTTTGCTAATATTAAACAAACATCGGTAGGTGAATGGATTGACTTAGAAACATTTACTAAGAATCCAGAAGGTAACCTACACAAGATAGCAGCGATACTGTATCGACCTGTAACAGATCATCGCTTTGGTAGTTTAAAGTGGGCGGTTAAGAGTCATGTTAAATCGTTAAGAGACTCTATAGAGAACCCATTTGATTACTACACCATAGAAAAGTACGATAGTGATAAGCTTGATAAAAGAGCAGATAAGTTTAAAAACCTTCCAGTAGATATAGTGTTAGGCGGTGTTAGTTTTTTTTTAAGCACTGCAAGCCTATACTTGAATCATATTCAATATTTGGAGGGAAACATGTCGAGGAGGACGAAGGAGAGACACGAGAATCAAATTCTAAGTCTTTTGGAGAGCATTGGGGGTGGTTTGGTACCCTTTACAGTCTCTCTAAGACCAACATACTTTCAATCACTGGAGACAAATCAATCACAGACTTAAACTTCTTATTTGCGTGTAACTATTTGGAGATAGATAAAGATTATAATAGAGAGGTTGAGAAAGCCGAAAGAAAGGCCCACCAACAGGCACAAATAAGAGCAAGATATAGATAATTATGGCTAAGAAAAAAATCGAAATAAACGAACCAATTCAAACACCTTCTCTAACAGAGGATAAACCTATCGAAACACCAACAGTTAACGTAGTAAAAGATCCTTTAGCAGATAAAGTAAAAGCGTTAAGAGATAAAGGGTTTGATGACAATAAAATAGCTGCAACATTAATGATACAAGTAAGTACGTTAAATGACTACAAATAACCTTACATACCGTCAGATAGTAAACGAGTTTCAAGCTGCTTGTAATGCACATTTACAGATAGCCAAATTCGATAGTGGTACTTTAGATTATTTAGATGCTAATGCAGTAAATAAATTATACCCTTACATCTATCTAAGACCTACCGGTGCTAACTTAACTGATAGGACAAGAATATTAAACTTCGAATTATACAGTTTAGATATACCTAAAGTATCTGATGGTAGTAATATAGAGGTAATATCCAATACTGAGATTTATATATATGACTTGATGGCTTGGTTTAACTTCGGTCAGACCAACATACAACAAACATACGATATTACTCTTCAGAACATATTACCCGTCAATGAAGCATTTCAAGATAGAGTATTTGGTTGGGTTGCAACAATAAATGTAACAACACCATTTAAATTAGATTACTGTAGCTATCCTACAGGTTCAATATGATAGGTAAAAAATTACTTGATGGGTTAGAAAGATTCGGAGAATTAGCTGCCGAAAATATGAGAGTTGCCTTAAAAAGAGGTAAGAAAGACTCTACAGGTGATTTATCTAACAGCATTAATGTAACAACATCTCAGACAGGTGATGTAGTAGATATAGCCATCAATATGGAATACTACGGACAGTTTGTAGATGAAGGTAGAAAGAGAGGATCTTTTCCTCCACCACCGGCTATCAAAAAATGGATAAAAAATAAACCAATAAGATTAAAAAAGATATCTCTTGATAGTGCAGCATTCCTTATAGGTAGAAAGATCAAAGAGAAAGGTATTACACCTTTTCCTTTCATAGAAAGATCTATCGATGCTGCATTTAATGAAGGAGAAGACATTATATTAGACGCTATGGAAAACGAAGTAGCATTTACAATAGAGGAATCATTTAAAAATAACCCAAACTTTAAGTAATGGCTTACAGTATAACCCAACAGCCAACCACACCAAACGTAACGTATACAAATCTTGTATATGTAGTTTCTTCTTCTGCTTTTGCCTCACCACAATTTCAATATGTGATGGATGTAAAACAAGGAGGTGACCTTTTAACAAGGATAAAACAGTATCCTAATCCATATGGTGTTGGTGTATTTGACCCATCAAGAGTTTTAAACGATTACCTCGAATATGATCTATCTTGGATACAGGATGACTTTACACCTGTAACATCTGTACAGTCTTTTGATATACAGTTTGGAGAAGAGTATGGTACATCACCTTCTTCTTCTATTACCGTTTATCCTAACTTAGCTTCTGATACCATAGAAGTATTTCCAGGTATAGTTGACCCTAATAACGGTATATCTTATAACTGGTTAGATAGTGGTTCAGCTGTATTACTTACTGACAGACCTTCTAACATACCTGTATCTTCTACAGATATCTTTTCTATTACAGCATATAACGGAACAGGTACATCTAAGACTTTATCTATAACAGGAGGTGAAGGAGGAAGTGTTCCTGCTGGAGAGTTTAAACAGTTTACATTAACTCCATCTTCTGATAAGACTATAACATATAACGGTACATCTATAACCGTACCTGTAGAAGAGGATTGTAACTATGATAGAGTAAACTTTGCTTTTATCAACAACTACGGGTTTTGGGACTACTATGGAATTAATCTACCAATAAGAAAAGAAACATCTGTAAACAGACAAACAATATTAAAACCTTTTGTAAACTATAGTTCCAACCTTTCACCATATAACGTTAACCGAAGAGGTATTGATACATATAATGTAAAGTATACTGATGATTATGTAGTTACCACACCTCCTATTTCTCAAGACCATGCAGAATGGTTAACACAACTTTTAGAATCACCAGAAGTGTTTATACAGCAAGGTGTACAGTTTGTACCTATCGAGATTTCAAACTCTACATACACACATAATACTAACCGTAGAGGACAAAAACTTTTCCAATACGAGATACAATACAGATACGCTAACCCAAGACAATCAAGATAGATGGCAAATATCATCCTAAGAGTAGTATTTGAAGGAACGACATACGACCTGGATATCCAAAGTGATATACCATTACGTCTTGATGTGTCTGCTATCGAAAATGATAGGTTAGGTTCTTTCTTTGGTGTAGGTTCTCAAACATTTGATTTACCAGGTACCAAAAAGAACAACAAGTTCTTCAAACATGCTTACGAAATAGGAGCAACAGATATACCTGCTTTTTATAATACTATACAGGCTTATGTTATCTATGACGGAGAGACGCTTATACAAGGTCAGTTACTACTGTTAGAAGCTTTAACCGATCAAGAAGGGTATGTTACTTATAAAGTACAGATATCAGATCAGGTTGTACAGTTTAAAGATGCAATAGCCAACAAACTCATAGCTGAAGGAGATTGGTCAGCTTATACACATACATTAACATCAGCATCTATTGTAGATAGCTGGTCAGGCAATCTTTTATCTGGTTCAGTATTCTATCCTTTATGTGACTTTGGATCTGATTCTAAAGCAGATTGGCCTAACATACCAAGAGTAGCTACAGGTACTACACCAGGATATATCACAACAGGATCTACACCGATGCAGGCTAAACAGTTTTTACCTGCCGTAAGAGTTAAAGATACTTTAGATGTTTTATTTGATCAGGTAGGTTTTACATATACAGGATCTTTTGTAACAGGATCATCTTGGGAAAACTTATATATATTACCTAAAGCAACAGAA